TGTGTATGAGCCGGAAGTTGTTACAGTTCCGCCACCTGCATAATAACCTGATGGAATTGATGCGGTTGTATAGCGACAAATAACTACGCCTGAGCCGCCTGCGCCAGAAGAACTTCCAGTTCCAGCACCGCCACCACCACCAAGATTTGCAGTTCCATTGTTTCCGCCACTAGCAGCAGTTCCACCGCCACCAGTTCCACCGCTCCCCTGAGAACCATTTTGTGAAGCACCGCCACCGCCACCGGCATAGGTGACAGATGAGCCAGTTATAGAAGAAGCAACGCCATTTCCGCCATTACCGCCAGCAGTATTTGAAGCATTCCCGCCTTGTGCAGATGCTCCACCGCCACCACCACCTGCCGTATAAGTTGTTAAATCTGTGCTACCAGTTCCGCCAGCATAGCCTTGATTCGCTGTTCCGGTTCCACCTGCTCCCGTTGTAGTGTTGTCATTAGAACCACCACCACCCGAACCACCTGTCAAGCCTTTTCCAGTTGTGGAGTTAGCAGTTCCTCCACCACCACCGCCGCCGCCTGTTGATGTTATTGTGGAGAATACAGAATTATTACCGCTTGTTCCTTGACCGATGCTTGCGCTACGACCAGCACCACCAGCGCCGACTGTGACTGTGAAAGAAGTATTCAAAGCCATAGTCAAAGCAGACTCAAGCGTTCCGCCGCCACCTGTTGCAGTTACGGTTGAGCGAAGCCCACCGGCACCACCACCGCCACCACCAGAAGAACCTGCACCACCGCCACCAGCGACAACTAAGTAGTCAACGGTTAAGCCGCGAGAATAGTTTTGTGATGCCCAAATCCCCAAGATTGGTGTCATTATGCGATGTCTCCGATTACATACCAAGTGTCAGTAGCTACTTTTACACAAGAAGCTGCTGAATACTGAGCGCGAAGTTTAGGTTGTGCGGCAGTTGCACCTGTCGAAAGAATTGTCGTTGTGCCTGATGTAACTGCCTTAATTGTCGTTTGACCTGCTCCAATTTGAATCACATTTACAACAGAACCGACCGCAAAAGCAACTGAAGCATTTGTTGGAATTTGAAAATCATTAGCAGAAGCGACACTCATTGTCACTAATTTTTGATCTGCATCTGCAAGTGCTGCGGTATAGGTTGCGGTTTGAGCATTTATGGCAGAGAACTTTGATCCGGCTGCGTAATCGTAAGCAATGGAAACCGCGCCACTTGAACCGCCTCCCGTCAAAGGAGATGAAACGGTGACTGATTCAATGTCGCCTGAAGCCGGTGTTGCGAATTGCAAGAAGAGTGCTGCGCTTGCACTTGTAAAGTAAAGGATTCCGCCTTGATTCTGAGCCAACACAAGAGAACCGGAAGTGGAAACTGTGGCCGTTCCTGCGGTTACCGTGCAAACACCTGCTCCAAGGTTGACGATTGTTACCGTGTCACCTGATGCAAAGAGTCCTGAGTTGACGGTGATTGTCGTTGCACCTGCATTGGTCATTGAGATAGCAGTTCCGGCATCGGCAGCAACGAGAGTGTAGGAATTCGTCTTTGCACTTGCCGCGCCACCGCTCATCGCAGTCTGTTGCAGCGATGTCATTTGTGCTGCGGTTAGAACTTGACCTGTCGTGAAGGTCTGCTTTGCCATCATTTCTCCTTAGTAACTTAAGGCATCCTCATCGAGAACGCCCTCAACTGTTGAATTCAAAATAAAGCCATCAATGAGCGCCTCGCCGGTGAAGAGCGTAGTCGTCATCTGTCGGTTTGTTAAATCGTGATTGATGCCTTGCACCAACAAGGTTCGCTCGATGGTCGTTCCACCTGGCATTCCTTTTGTTATCTGCACACAATCTAACAATTCAATCGCAAGACCGGCTTGGCATAGAGCTGCATTGCTTCCATCAATGATGTTCAACTGAATGCTATCGATGCGGGTTTCGGTGTCTTTGCGTGTTGCAAGTAAGGCTCTTGCCTGGTCTAAAGCCTCAGAGTCGGTCTGAACCAAGATGTCGGTGCGAACACCTGAGCGTTGAAAGTAAGTGTCAATCGAAGTCTGATCGAAGACATTTTGAGCCGAGCCACCTAAGCGAGTTACTGTGACATCATTGACAATCAAAGAATCGTCATATTTAGTCACGGCGTTGGTGTAGGGAATGTCAACACCTTGGTCTGAAAATAGATATTCAGGAGTCGCCAAGGTTTCTGTCAGGGTAAATCGATCAACAAATGTGACTCTGCCTTCGCCATCCATAAACAGGCCGCCAAATTCGCTCTGTTCTACTGTTCGCAAAGCATCAAGAGCAAGTCTTGCAGTTCCAGGATCGGCTTGAAGTGTTGACTCGCCCGATTGAATGTCGCGAAGTTCAGTAGGAAATGAAAGCTCATCAAGAATTGCATTAACTCTTGCACCTGATAATTGAACGCCCCCGCCGGTGACTGTTGTGATTTGAGCGTTCTGAAATAGCCTGAAACCATCGACACATTTCAAGACAACCTTGCTCACATCTTCGGTGCCTAAAGCAAAGGCGGTGTCATAGTCGGTGATAAAGCCTGAAAATAAGTAATAACGAACACTTTGGAAATCGGCATAAATCTGAATCTTGCGAAGAGGCTTGAGGTCGCCATAGTAAGGCGATGCAGGATTCTCAGGGTTCCAATCACCATTCTCATCATAGATTGTGACATTGGCGGTGCCGGCTTCGAATTGAGCAAGGATTCTATTTCTACCTCTGCGAATTTGAGCCGAGACTAGAATACTACTGATGTCAACAATGTTGGTCGCTTGATCCTGCAACTGACCAAAGCCGAGGACACCATAAACTGAATCATCAAGAATCAAACTATTGGTGACGAAGGCAGGGCCATTGCTGAAGTCAATGATTGCGCCGAGAACAGGTGAGTTTGACATCAGATTGCTATGGTGTTGAAGGAAATCGCTTCACCTTGCTTCTGTCCTTGCAAGATATTGTCGCGAATGGTTGCGGTCAAGTCGCTTTCGCTGATTACATTGCCACCGACATTGACGGTCACATTCATCGAACGCTCTTCGGCTGCACGGAAAGAACCGACATCAAATCTTGACCTTGATGCGCCAAACATTCCCATTTGTTGCAATTTAGTTCTCTCATCCACTATTGGGATTTGAGTGAATAAATCCATTCCGCTTGAAAGAGCATCAATCTGTTCTTTCAATTTGAAACCAAGTGCCGAACTGCTTGAGATAGTCGAACGCAAGGCGGTCAATGATGCGATTTCTTCTGCAATTTTGCCAACTACCGGAACCGCGCTGATGCCATCGCCGGCTCCTGCTCCACCACCTGCTCCGCCACCTGCTCCGGCTCCCGCTCCTGGCATGACCGGAACAGGAACTTGCGGAGTCTGTGACTTTAGAGCTGTGAGATAAGCATTCAAGGCAGCCAAAGCATCAAGCCAAGATTGCTCGGCAAGTTTGCCAGGATCATCCCAAGAGGTTGAGAATGTGGTGCCTGCTTGAACTTGCTTGGCGTAATATAAAACCTCTGCGCGAGTCATCTGCCACTTGCCCATAAGTTTCTCGATTTCAGAATCATCGAGCTTCTCATCTTTAAGGGCGCGAGTGAAGTCAACATATTTCGCTGCTTGTTCGCGGGTCAAACCCCACGCCATCAAGAGTTCAATGACAGGGCCGGAATCAAGATCGGTGGAATTGGCTGCATAGATGCGAGCGATATATTCGAGAACTTCGCCCTTGGTCATATTCCACTTCTGAGCAAGAACGGAAACTTCTTGGCTGCTGATTTTCGCATCAGAGAGAACTTGCAGAAGGTCGGCATATCGTTGAGCGGCTTCATTGAGGCGCATTTGCGCTGCAAGATTGTCAAGCATTGCTTTTGCTCGCTCGGATTCTGCAATCTTATTCTGTCGAACTAGATTGAGGCGAGCTGCCTCGATATTGATGGCTTCATTTTCTTCTGATTTCTTTGCAGAAGCGGGCGTAACTCCAAATTGTTTCTTCAGTTTAGCAAGTGTTTTTTCAAGAAGAATTTGCTCTTTGGTTTTGTTATTTGCGCCTTGAATGCTCTTAATGTTCGCATTGTTTATTCTGACATTCGCGGCAGTCGCCTTCTCAATGTTCTTCAAATCTGCAAGATGACCGACAACTGCGGAGTTGTATTCCTTGACGGCGGTTGTGCTTGTCTTAACGCTATCGGTGAATTTATTTATCAAAAAGATGGTGCCGGCTGCTGCTGCGCCAAATGCTGCCAAACCTGCTGCCGCTGAAACGGCCGTTGCTCCGCCCGTTGCGAGAGCGGTGGCGGTGCCTGCTGCCCCTGCCGCGACTGCTTGGCGCTTGAATAGAAGAATCAATCCGGCAATGCCGGCAGCAATGATTTCAATGCCTGCTGCTACTTTTGCTCCGACAAATGTGCCAATAATTAGAGCGGTGAAGACTTTGAGGGCACCGATATTGTCAGCGATAAGTTTGAAAAACTTGAAAAGAGCGCGAGTCATTTTCATTGCACCATCGGCTGCATCTGCAAGACTCTTGGCAATTTGATCTTTATTGGCTGAAATAAAAGATTCAAGAACAGGCAAGACTTCGGATCGAATAGTTGCAGCGAATTCGCTTAAAACAGGAATTAAGGCATAGCCAAGTTCCTCAATGATTTCGCCGTAGGCAAGTTGCAAACCTCTTAGGCGACCTTCAAATGTTTCAGCAGCGACTTTGCCTGAGCCGGTGAATTGTTTGGAAAGCGATTGCATCGCTGCGCCAAAATCTTTGGATTTGATTATGTTATCGCTAAGAGGAACACCAAGTTTGCGCAATGCACCGATGTTGCCCTGATAAGCCTTGACGATTGCACGAGTTACACTTGCCAACTCCAAGCCTGAGCCTGCGGCCGTGTCAATGGCAATGTTCTGAAGAGTTTGAGCTTGACCGACATCACGAGTGACGGCCGCTAATGCCGCAAGCGATGGGCGCAAATCATCATCGGCAATGTTGAATTGCGCCTGCATCGCCGAGATGTAGTTCTCGGTTGCAGCGATTGTTGAATCAGTAGCTCCGACAGTATTGCGAAGCGCGTTAGCAAGAAGAAGCTGAGACTTCTGATCGGCCATTGCAGCATCGACCGCATCCTTGCCGACCTTGATTGCAAGAGCGCCGGCTGCTGCGCCTGCAACTAGGAATGCCTTGGCAATCTTCTTGCCGGCTTCCTTGAAACTTTTTTCTAGTTTGTTGACATCCTTGACGGCCTGTTTTGAACCCTTGTCATTATAAACCGTGATAATGCGTTCAATCAGAGCCATTGACTAAACCTCTTTCGCATTATTATCAAGTTTTACTTGGGTCTTCTTCACAATCTCGTTCATCGCGGCTTTGATGGCAACGAAAGCCTTGAGCCGGTTATTATCAAAGGCGCGAATTAAAGCGCGACCTTTATCATTACCCTGACCTCTTGAGGTCGGAATCACGCCGTAATAGCGTTCAATCGTCTGAATGAAATCTCTTGAGGCATTTGGATTCTTAGAGCGAGAAGCTCTTGTTCTGCTTCTGCTTGCTTTACTGCCTCGACCTGCGGTTTCGAATATGGCACCGGCAGTATCTCGCTGAACCGCACCGTAATATCCGACAAATCCTGACGAATTTCTCTTTGTCTTAGGCGTGACCGTTTTCAATCCTTGCTTCGCCCTAGTTCCATCGTAGGCAACAAAGCCACGAGTTTGATCCGGCGAAAGCGGGCCAATACCTGAGAACTTCTTAAATCCACCCTTTGACCAACCTGACGGATGAATGTCACTTGTGCCAGGAAGGTAACTCTGTGCCTCGACAAGTATTGGTCTTAGAATTGACTTGATGTTCTTATCGAGTTCCTTCTTTAGCTCGGGCGCAATGAAACGAATTATCTTGATGTCTTTTTCAACATTCAAGAGTTCCACTTCATATTGAGGTGAATTCATTTCTCTCGCGCCCTAGCTTTCTCTCGTAAATATGCGAAGACTGCTTCAAGAACGCCATCAGGCGCATCAAGCAGGTCATTGAGAGGCAGACCCGTCTCCACCGAAATTACCGCTATTTGATAAGCTAAGCTGTCTCGGTGGATTCGGAAGAAGGGTCTGTGACCAGCGTGACTTCTTCTAGGGTGTCAAGGAAATCTGCACCCCAAGGCTTCACAACTTTGCCATTGTGCTTCTGAGCTAGATAAGCCAAGTAATAAATATGCTCAAGTTTCTGCTCATCGGCAATCAACTTGCCAAGGCCCTTCTGATACTTCGTTTCAAAGTCAACGATGATTCTTGGTCGCAACGAATAAGTTGCCTCAAGACCATCGGTTGTCTTCACCTTGATTTTCAAACCATCCATTTATTTTCCCCCTTTAAGGTCTAGGATGTGGCTTTTGTTATTGCACCTGAAATCGGCCAAGTGACCGAAACAGTCGCAAGTTCTCCAACAGCACCGTTCACAGGTGTCCACTCAGTTATGAGCGCGTTGAAGGTGTATTTTGGATTCGTTGGCCCGACTGTCGTGTTGACAGGGCGAACCTCCATCGCTACCGCAGTTCCAATCTTGGAAGTTGCATCGCTTGGATAGATAAGTTGCTCAAGAGCGCCTGAAGCAAAGTCCTGATGGAACTCAATCGTGATGGAATTATCTGCAAGACCGGCAATTCTAGTTCTCGCGGTCGATCCAAACGCAGTCGTCTCAACGACATCGAGTGTTGTTGAAAGGCTTACGCTTGAAACATAAGTCGAGACATCGGTGCTTGCAAGAACAACATAAGCATTTGTGAGAACTAATTTAGCCATTGACTACGCCTTTGTTATTGCACCTGAAATCGGCCAGGTGACGGATGCGGTTGCAAGTTCACCGACAGCACCGTTCACAGGTGTCCATTCGGTTACAAGTGCGCTGAATGTGTAGCTTGGATTCGTTGTGGTTGTGCTTGAACCATTTGCATTGACGATAATTGTTGTCAATGTTCCGAGCAAAGGATAAATCGTCTGCTCGACTTCGCTTGTTGCGAAATCCTGATGGAATTCAAGTGTCACCGAGTTATCGGCAAGACCAGCAACACGAGTGCGAGCTGCGGTCGAACCGAAGGCGGTTGTTTCTACTGCATCACGAGTCGTTGAGAGTGAAACCGATGAGATTGAGTCTGATAGGTCAACTCCGCCGACGGATACATACGCATTGGTAAGGACAATCTTTGCCATTTACTTTGCGGCTCCTTCTTTGGTTGTGGATGGTGTTGGTGCGGATTTCTCCGACTTGATTTGGTTGCTTGCCAAAAGGTGCTTGACATCGCCACCTTTTTCAAGGATTTCTTTTTCGGTGAGTGATTCACCCTTTTTCTTGCCACAGACCTTGCGATCTGAAATTACGATGTAGCTCATTACTAACCCCAAATCGTTATTCTGTAACGGTAGGAAAGAAATTCAACGCCTTGTGATTCATAGGTGCCGGCTTCGGCTCCTGTGACTCTCAATGTGTTGACAGTTCCCCCAAGAGTGCGATCACCTTCAATTGCCGCTTTGATAGAGGTATTACCTGAACCCGACAGATAAGTGTCGAGAAGGTCTTGCCCTGAGCGTTCTGAGAAGCGTTGCACAATCACAAGAACATCGACTTGCGCCTGGTCTAAGCCCCTGGCGTTGTCGATGTCGAATGTGAAATCTAGTTGACCGACGACCGCCGCCGGTGGCGTTACGGTGTCGGGAATGAGGTCATAGGCACGAAGCCCTGAAATCGTCTGTAATCGAGTTTTAAGCCCATCTCTGACCTGTGAAGGTATCATCTATCGAGCCAAGCCTTTGTAACGCTTAAACGGGCGAATGAGGGCTTCTACATCAGGGTCTAGGCGGCTCGTGAGGCGCACGGTTCCCAATTCAGGAGTTCCGGCGATACCGAAAGGCGACTGCTTGCGAACGAAGAGTCTTGAGCTTTGAATGATGCAGGCTTGATTGATTTCTGAAGGCACGGCCGACCAGCCAAAGCGACCTTTGACCCTAACACCTTGCGGGATATTGAGCGGGAACACATAGCGGTCAACTGCAATCAGGCGGGTGATTGGCCAGCCCTTGTTCGGATTATTCACAGGCTCGACAAGGAAATCAGTCGTTGCCCAGACCGTTGACCAACTCTGATCGAAGTTGTCATCGGTGGCGATTTCGCTAATTACAAAGTTGTCATCAATTTCAACAATCCAATAATCCTGTGCGGTGTAATAATAAGTCGCAGGGCTTTGAACGGTACCATTGGAATAGAAGAAGCGGTCTGTGTAGTCATCAATCATTCGGCTTGAAGCCGTGATTGCGATTTCAAGCATCGTGTCATCTTGCGTGTCGGTTATGGCTAGAGAAGCCTTGACCTCAGCGAGAGTCGCGTATCCGTTGGTTATTGCCACGCTTGATCCTCTTCTTAAATTGCGGTTTGATTGCTCGTTCTAATTTTGGAAGCGCCGTTGCAGTTTCCTGCTCGGTCAGTCTGTTCTTTTTTGCCATATATCGTTGTGAACCTCCTGCATCCAAAAGGACTTTTGATGAGGCAGAATGACAGAGCTATTCACAGTTATTGGAACACCCATTGAGCGAAGTCTGCGACAGAAGAGCAAGTCCTCGCCAACCCATTCGCCATCAATCGGCCCATCCCAAAACCAACACCATTCTTTGCCTTGATTTGGGTCTGCTTCATCTCTCATTCGCTGCAAGATGTCGCGATGAACAAGCAAGCAACCCGTTCCAACTGCATCGACGGTGAAGATTGAATTCTTGTTGTAATCAAAAATCGGCGCAAATCTTCCATCTACCTCATTGAAGATTGCGGGCACAGGCTTTGGATAAGGCGCATTCAGCACACCGAAGCCGGCAAATACAAGACCGGAAACGACAGGGCGCTCTTTATCGTGAGCGGTTTCTATTAGAGCATCAAATTCCCTGATGCCTAATTGCTCATCGGAGTCAATCATCAAAAGCCAATCGCTGTCAGTCTTATCTAGGAACTGAGTGACTACGCGATTTCTTTGCTTTGAGAGAAGTCCTGAGCCTTTGATTCTAATGAAAGAACCGAAGCGTTCACCTCGGCTTTGAACTAATTGAATCAGAGTAAATGCGAAAGCACCATTGACCATTCCAGGATCGCAGACACCAACGCTGACCTTGTGATTCATTTTCATAAAGATTCCCCCGAATCTAAAAGGTGAGAGAGCGTTCAAGTCGGGGGAGTCTTGCCCGCCCTCTCACAGTATTAAGTTTTCGCTACAACTAGAAGGTTGGAGCGGTCAAGCCGGTTCCCGAAATAATCGAGTTTGCCTTTGGATAACGGCCTGCGGTGAATGCAGAGTATCCATAAACAACGGTCTTGATTGTCAAGCTGCCAGCGCCGGTCGCATCGTAACGAAGTGCGAATGGTGAACCTGGTTGCTCCCAAAGGTGATTCTCTCCTGCGGTGATGCAGTAGATTTCATCTTGGTTTGTTCCGGTGCCATCTGTTGTGACAACATTTGCATCAGTAATGATTGGAAGACCAAGCATCTGATAACCGGAATTTCCATAACCTGCAACGCCTGTTCCACTTGCAACTGCATTCATTGGGCCGCCAGCCGCAGGAACTACGAGTGGGCGGTTTGATGAATCAACTGCTGCAAGCAAGAATGCTAGGCGGCGTGGATGCATCAACCAATGTGTTGGATTGACATAAGCATTTGTCTGAATCTGGGCAATCGCATCTGCAAGCTTTGGATAAAGCAATGCAACTGTTGGAGCGGTTGAGGTGAAGGTGATTGCGTTTCCGCCAGCATCAGTCAGACCTGTTGGCTCGCCGCTTGACCCTGCACCATTGAGGATTAGAGAGTCAAGTTTTGTCTGCCAAGCACGAATTAGGTCGGCAACGACGAATGCATCAATGCCTGAACCGCGCTCGATTGCTTGACGAGATACATCTTGCTGACCTGCAACGGTGATGACATCAATCGTTAAAAGTGTGTCATCCATATCGGTTTCAGATACGGCGTTGTTTTGGCTTGCTTGTGCTGCTGCGCTTGATCCGGTTGTTCCGCGAGAAATGTTCAGAGTCATTCCTGCTTCAGGAAGGGTGTGCTTTGTAGTTCCAAAGTCTGCGAATGGACGACCTGCGCGAGCTAATGGAGCTGCAAGATCGACGAGATATTGAGGAATTACAAGACCAGCGAATG